TAGACCATCCTGCATCTAGTTGGCTGGCCATGTTCCGATACTTTAGCCGAGACATACCAAACTGGACAACACCGCGAATACTGGGTACATGCTGCAGGTCAGTCTTTACTGAGGTCAAGTCAGCGGTGACACCATCATTCTTGGCTAAGGCCTGGATAAGATCCGCAGTGGTCTTACCCTTCGCAAGCGACAAATTGACAAAAGCCTGGTTGTAGAGGTCGTCCCCGTCAGAGGCAAAGATGTCTAGATAGGAGTCAGTAGCATTCTCGCGGCCGATCTTGTACTGCTTGATAGTCCCGGAAAAGATCACACCGAAATTACCATCGGCGTAACCAGCGCTCAGGGTCACCTCAGAGAATTCACCTTTGGCCTGAATCTGGCGGACAGTTCCAGGGCTTAGATTGTAGACCCGTATTTCGGCGGCGTTTGGAATCTGGACATCAGCTGCTTGCACGTTGAACTTAATTCGAAATTCAGAAAGGTCTAATACCTTGTCCATGCTAGACAGCAGCAAACTGATTCGACGACCAAACTGAGTCCCGGTGGTCATGGTGTGATGAAGTAGAGGTGCCCAACTAGCCCGAGATTCGAATAGGTAGCTTTGGCATCTGGATTGTTATCAGATTGGGCCACCAGCTGTCCGCCGAAATTCATATAGGCGTATGGGGCTAGCAAGTCGATGTTAGCCACGAGCGGGATACCGGTGATTACGGGGTTCCCTAGGTCGTCCATGAGATCGATAACCCAGATGGCCCCGGGCACATTCCAGTAGACCGAAAGGCGATAGGATACGCCGCCCAAGGAGATCGAAAACGTCTGGGCGTATGGCTCTAGTGGTATTTCGTATGAGGCCATTGGATTACCTTGTTACTGCGGTCACCGCTGGGCTCAACCGTTTAACACCGTTTGCAACGGAGGAGGCGTTAGCCGCAGGATTTGAGGCCTTATCTTTCGCGACAGCCACGGTCTGAGTTTTGACCACAATGAGCTGCTGGCAGATCATTGTCACCATCAAAGAGTTCGCCGTCTTGAAGTCAGTGTGCACCTCAATGCTTTTGCACACCGTATTCTCATAGGTGCGAAGACCGGTGAACAGGTCGAAGGTGGCACGCTGCTCTTGGAGAGCCAGGAGCTGATCATAGACATCCATCATCTGTCCGGAGCCGGAGCCGCTGAGCATGCTGGAAACCCCAGATGCCAGATTAGCCGCATTCATTAGCTGGCCTGCGACTGGGTTGAGCGCCGCGACGCTGATGAGCTGATTAACAAGGCCTGTCTTGTTTGGGCTATTCGACCAACCAAGGTGGACAGTTATCTCGACCGGGTGCATGAAGGCATGATCGCTGACAAGGTCTCCTTGCTCCACCGGGTGGTCAGTCACCTCCATTCGGGTGTGATGTTTTTCCTCGATGGTGACATCGGGTATGATGTCAGGCAGGAAGGTACCGTCCGGCTTCTTGATGGTGTAGATACCGCGAACAATCTTGTTCGGGATAGCTCCAAGGCCGAGCTGGAGGCCCGCGGAGACGAAACCTTCGAAGCTCATCGTGCCATCCCTTTCAAGTTGCGGAAGGTGTCGGCTGTTACACGGGTCTGGGCCTTGGCAACTTCCTTGGCAATCGCGCGCGCCTCAGAGCCAACCACATTAATTGTGGTCACGGGTGCGACGTTAATTGTCGCGGCGTTCCGGTTATCCAGCAGGCGTGTCGCCAGTGCTCCGCGCATGTTGGCATCTACACTGTCTTTGTTCTTTGAACGCTCGTAGAAGATGTCCATGATGCGAGCAGCTTCGTCCGCGGTCTTGGCTCCGCTCAGCAAGTTACCAGCCTTCTTTTCCTGGTTACGTAACTCGTAATCAACGAAGCCCGCTTGTTCGTCGTAGGTAGAGTCCCGAATATCTTTGCCGGCATATTCTTTGAAACGCTGCTGGCGATCTGGATGCCATTGGGCAAGGCCGTAGGCTTGGGCAACACCTTCTTTGTCGAAGTCGCCCATAGCGTTCGGATTGAGTTGGCTCTCTGCTTGGAGGTTAGCCACAATGCCAGCGGCCTGCTCTTTGGTCCAACCGAAGGACTGGAATAACCCTATGGGGTCAGTCGGGGTCGCTCTGCGCGGTGGGAGTTTCGATGGGTCACCGACTTGCTCGCCAGCCATGATACGCTGGTCTAACTTTTCCGGCTCAGACAGCTCCCGTTTTGGTTTCTTCGCTTGAAGCATGGCTTTCTTCTCCGCGTCGCTAGAGAAGATGTAGGTCCAGCCTTCGATAATGTTGCCAAGCCATGTTGTCGTGAAAGAGAAGGCTGGTGACATGCTTGCCAGGAAGCGCGAGGCAAACGAATCGAAGCGGAGGGATAGGGCGTCGAGGGCGTGGGTGTATTCTAGCATCGTCGCCTTCTGCTTGTCCAGGTCTACTCCAGACTCCTTCTGAATGCGTAAGGCTTCTTGGCGGGCTTTCTTCAGCTCGGCGAAGTGCGTAATCATCAAGTGATAAGTATCCGGATCGATTCCGAATTGCTCCATCACCCGGGCACCGACAAACTCTTGAGGGAACTGCTTGTGCACGGCGTCCACAAGATCCAGCAAGGTGTCGGCTGTATCTCGGCCGGCCTGGTTGACGCCAGTGAGCCCGTTCACATATGATTGCATCCCGGGATTGAGACGCAAGAGCTGGGCAAGACTGTGGGTGGCCGCGTCAATGGATTCGCCAGAGACCCCGATCTGCTTGCCGGCGAACTCCATAGCCTTCATGTTCTTCACGGAGGTGCCGGAGAGCTCCGCCTGAAAATACATCTTCCGCATGGAGTAGGCGAACGCGGCGGTAGCCACCTCCACAGCGGCTACCATACCAGCGACACCAGCTCCAAAGGCGAAAACCTTCTTGCCGGTTTTTCCGAGGCCGTCTTCAAACTTGCGGAGAGATACCTCGTCGGTTTGGAATCCGCACTTAACTAGGTACTCTTGTAAGACTTGAGCCGACGACATCTTATTCCTTGGTTCTCAGCTGGTTTTCGGCCTCTACATCCAAGGCCTCGTTCATCTTAACGAAGTCGATTAGATCCAGAGCACCATTCTTTAACGACTCATACCGGCAAAGCCCTCGTAACACTGGACGGAGGAGCCAGTCCTCCCCATCGGTCATTGTGGCGAGACTTCCGCCCGCTGCCTCGACACTTCTGCCATGTTGCCAAGGGCGGTACGAAAAAAACCGCCAAGATTCTCCTCAATGACATCGACCGCCAAGTCCAGCATTGTGGACATGGTCAGATCATCGTACATAAGCGAACCATCCGGACCAGTCACCTTGAAGGTCTTCGAACCGTCACGGCGCCCAACCACGCTCAGGCATTTGCGAATGACGAACTCCGAATCTTCGTCGCTAAGCCGAGACAGCATCAAGACCGTCAAGATACCTTTGTCCTTCTCGGCGTTTTCCGGACGAATGAGGCCTTCGACAATCGGTAAAGCTGGGCCAAGCTTTCGAGCGATGTTAAGCTGGGCGAAGGCGTCCAGCTTTCCCATCGTCACGAAGGTGACACCGTCGACAAGACGTTCAGCCATGCTTAGCTCGTGGCGCCAAGAGCGCGATCAATCTTGCCGGCATTGAAGGTCCATTCTACCAGACCACCTTCTTTAGCGTAGGTCAAGTTCGGAGCCTTGCGGAATCCGACCAACTGGCAGGTAATCGCATCTTGCGTCTGCGAGTTGGTCAGTGTAATCGTATTTTGGCCGAAGCTGGATGCCGCCGCCGTCTGAAAGGCGTACATCTGCATCAGCTTCTGATTGACAGGAGACGTCTTCAACAGCCGGATGGTGACGGAACCTGCTTTGTTCGCGTGCAGCGAATGCATTGGGGTACCGTCAGCAGCAATCACCATGGAGCCGATATCTTCGTGGGCCTCAATAGAGATACCCTCGTCGGCGACAGCCGCACCCTGACCGAGGTTAACCGCGCCACCCGGGCCAACGATGGACGCATTGACGTCCAGGAAAGAATAAGTAGTCATCAATTACCTCTTAGTGATTCACATTGATCGTGACGTTGACAGTGTGGATGGCGCCGGCCAGTTTAGCAGCCACTTGGATAGGCACCGACTTGCGAGCGGCTCGATCCGACAGATTCTGGCTGGCCACAGGGGGTGCGTACACGTAGAACCCCTTTGGCATGAAGTCACCCATATTCAACGCACCAAAACCACCGGTTGTCCAAACACCGGGGGCCAAGAGGCCGTCGCGCACAGCCCGGGCGCATTCGCCTTCGATGGTTGTCACGATCATGTTGGTGCCAGCATCCGTCTGGGGAATCTTCGTGGTGCTAGTGTAGAGCGTGTTGTACACCGCGGTCTGGATATCCAAAGCCAACCAGTCGGTACCCGTAATGACATCCAGGAATTCCCCGGAGCTCACCACGCCAGGTTCGACGATGGCGGTGTTGTTGTTGTAGGCCACGAACACATTGCAGTTCTTTGCCTCCAGCGCATTGAGCTGGGTCACATTTAAGGTCTCTGCAACGATGCCCGGCTCCTGCTTGTACATCAAGGTAATCACCGTGTTGTTGCCGGTGTAGTCTGTCGGGAGGATACGGCCCAGCAGCGAGCACACGGCATAAGGCGAAGAACTCGAATACTGCGTCACTGTCTTCTTGTAGCCAAGAGCTTTCAGGAGATAGGCGATGTCCGTAGTGCTAACGGTGGAGATGACTCCGGCCTCTTGGGTCGAGACACCGTAGATGTGTTTGCTCGCAGCTGCCTCAATGTAGGGCGCCACGGCCAGGTGGTCACTGTCAGCCGCACCAAGGACCGTCAGGCCGTACCAGGTTTGGCCGTAGTTCAGGTCGAACAAGGAGACTGCGGCCACGGCTGTCTCTGCTACAATACCACCTGCCACGTAAGCACCCG